ATTTGCTTTAGTAGTTCTACTAGCTCCCGCAATTTTAGTTTTTATTCCGGGCATGACAGAATACGTAAGAAATGGTTTTGAAGTGTTAAATACGCTTCCAGAATGGTATCAGTATTTATTGTTTATTGCAATATCTGCATCATTCGGAATTAAAGGGGTCGGTCAAGCAGCAAAAATGTTAAAGAAAAAATAGGAGTACAAAATGGCAAAAACAGGCATGCACAAAACTAAATCTGGTAAGATGGCTAAAAAAGGTCTTTACTATAACATTAACCAAAAGAAAAAAGCGGGTACAAGTAAACCTAAATCTAAATCAACCATAACAGATAAAGCATACAAAAATATGCAAGCAGGGTTTCCAAAGAAAAAGAAATAATGAAAGAATATTCTAATCAACCTAGAAAACCTCAACTTGGAGCTTCTTTAAATTTAAAGCAAGGTAAAAAAAAGAGAAAAGTATCAGGTAGTTTGTATTATGAAGGTGAAAAAACAAAATCAGAATTAAAACCAAATAAATACGTTACTGTTAAAGAACAAAGCAAAACAAAAGTATTAAAAGGTAATTTAAGTTTTGATTTAAACCCAATTAGAGCCACGTTGTTTGGAAGCACTGCAACAACAAAGGGAGCTTTTCAGGAACAAGTGCCATTTGGAACTTACGAAGGAACATGGAAAAGCATAGAAAATGATATAGGTGGTGCGTTAGGCTACCAAATAAATGAAAACAACAGAGTAGGAATACAAGTAAATAAAAAATTTTTTCAAAATCAAAAGGGTAGTGCAAATCAAATTAGATTAAATTGGGATGTTATGAATTTAGGTGGGGGTAATCTTCATGTAAATTTAACGGGATCAGATCCTTTTAGTGGTAAAAAAACAAAAGCAATGACTTTAAACTACAAAGTGAGGTTTTAACATGAAATATAACAGAGAAGAATTTGTAAAAATAGTAGCTAAACACGAAGGAGTGGTGCTTGAGCCTTATAAAGATTCATTAGGTATTTCTACCATAGGTATCGGAAGAAATCTTGAAGATCGTGGCATTACCGATGGTGAATTAATGCACATGAATAGAGATCTTGAAGACGTGGTTAATAACGGTCTTACTGAAGAAGAAGCATACTATCTTTGTATAAATGATATAAAAAATGTAGAAAAAGAATTGGTTGCAAAAAAACCTATTGTTTTACAACTCGATGAAGCACGACAGATGTGTCTTGTTGATATGGGATTTAATATGGGAGTGCCAAGATTAATGAAATTTGTTAATATGTGGGAAGCCATAGAAAAAGTTGATTTTCAATGGGCAGGTGAAGAAATGCTTGATTCCCGTTGGGCAAAACAAGTAAAAGGAAGAGCAACCCATTTAGCTGAAGTTATGAGAACGGGAGAATGGGGTGAATAAAAAGAAAAGATGCGACACTTGTGAATGTTACGAATGTGACTGTGACGAGTGCGATTGCGACTGCCACCACAATGATAGAGTTTCTACTGATCTTCATGATCGACAACCAGATAGTGAATAAAACACAAAGATTTCAAGATGTAGATCGTTGTCTTTATTTTGCTGAACAACTAACTAAACAACCAAGTATACCTTCTGAGGAAGGAGACAAACGAATAACAGCATACTGCAAACCAGTAAACAAGTAAGGGGAATACATGTTAGCAGAACTCGCAGCGGCTAATGCCGCCTTTAGCGTAATAAAAAGTTTTGTGTCTAACGGCAAAGAACTCGCCAGTTGTGGCAAACAAATCTCTGACTTTGTTTTTGCAAAAGAACAGATACAAAAGAAAGCAAACAAGAAGAAAGCGAGTGGCGTAGGAGGTGGTGACCTCGAAGAGTTCATGGCTCTTGAAAAAATAAAAGAACAAGAAAAAGAACTCAAACAACTTATGATTTACGCAGGGCGACCCGGACTTTGGGAAGATTGGCAAAGGTTTCAAGCTGAAGCACGTAAGTCACGAAGATACGCAGAGAAAATGGCTGAAAAACGTAGAGAAGAAATGTTACATATTGCAGGGTGGACTTTTGGAATTGTAATATTTGTGGGTATTACTGTAGCAATGGTTTACACTCTTGCTAAATGGGTGGGTAAAATATAATTTTCTTGCATTATTTGTAGTTTATCTGTATAATAGAGAAACAACAGGAGTTTCTTACATGAAGTCATTAGCAGCCCAAGCATTAACATTTCAATACAAATTACAACTAGAAAACGCAAAAAACGTTATAAACATGAACAACATAGCATTAGCTGAAGTAGATAAAGCGTTAAGTGATATGTTTACAGCAACAACAAAGTTAAAATTACTTAATGACCTTGTAGAAAACAATATAAAAAAAGTAGAAACTCAAGAAGAAGAAGAAGAAAATAAGACGTAGAATATTTATAAATGAAAATGGAAAACCACTTCGTCTGTTACCTGCAGAAGAAATTAAAAGATTAAATAAAGAGTTAAATAGTCCTTCTCGTATACAAAAAAAACACAAGGAATATTTAAAAAATAAAAAGCTTCAAGAAAAAATAAAACACGCAGAGTTGCAAAAAAGACTTGAAGACGAAAAAGCAAAACAATTAACAAAGAAATCTCGTAAAAGAAATGGCAAGTAGTTATCTCGTATTAGTAAACAACGTGTTGAGAGACATGAATGAAGTAGAATTAACCAGTTCTACTTTTAGTAGTTCTAGGGGTGTGCAAACAACTGTAAAGGACTATGTAAATAAAGCAATATCAGACATACTTAATTCTGAACTTAACTGGCCCTTTACTAGATCAGAAGGTTCAGTAGATGTAATTGCGGGTAAACAACTTTACAGTTTTGCAAGTATATCTTCTTCTTTAAAATATATTGATTATGACAACATATTTCTTGCACCAAAAGATTATATATCAAATGGTGATTTTGAAATAAGTGGATCTGCAAGTATAACAAACTGGTCTACCGTGTCGGGTAGTCCTGCAGCAAGTTCAAAGTTTGGCAATACGTTGTTGTTGACAAGTGCAGAAGCATCACAAGCTGTTAATGATTTGGTAGTTGGACAATCGTACACTATTGTAACTCAAATTAGTGGTGCAACTCTTACTTTAGAAGTAGGTACAAGTTCAGGAGGTTCGCAAACTAAATCAGCAACTCTTACTATAAGTAATGCTAATGAAGTTCTTCTTTCAGAAACAACGTTTACTGCAACAGCAACAACACATTACGTAAGTTTTACTGAAGCTTCGGGTTCTGCAGCGTACGTTAAATTAGTTCAACTTATGGAAAACACAACTTCAACACCTTTAAAATATTTATCATACGAAGAATATAATGACAGGTATCGTGAAAGAGATTCTAAACCAGATACAGATAAGTTTGCGTTACCAGAATTTGTGTACACAAACTACAACGATGAATTAGGCTTAACGCCTATACCTGACACAAGTAACAGAGTATTAAAATTTGATTATTACATTACTAATACTGCTCTTTCTTCTCATAGTGATACATCAATTATCCCGACAAGATTTGAATCAGTAATTACATCTCGTGCAAAATACTACACACACATGTTTCGTTCAGACGTGCAGACGGCACAATTTGCTTTGAAAGAATACGAAGATGGTATTAAACGCATGAGAATAGAATTAATAAATAGAAAAGATTACATGAGGGCAGTATAAGTGGCTGATCTTAGCGAAACCGCTGCATTTCCATTTGTTTGTGAAGGTGGATTAGTTCTTGACCAATCAACTTTTATAATGAAACCCGGACAAGCACTTGAGTTAGAAAACTTTGAACCTGACATTGAAGGTGGTTACAGAAGAATAAATGGTTTTCAAAAGTTCGTAGGACAGACTGTTCCAGAAACTGCTAGTAGTACAGAACCAGTGTTGATGACAACTATATTTAATAATTATGTTCTTGCAGCACGAGGAACAAATATATTTAGTTCGGCATCTACACTTTTAACTACGAAAATAGTTTCAGGCACAGGTATGACAGGTTCAGGCACAATAGTTGTTAAATCTACTACTTCATTTTCATCGAGTGGCACGTTATTTATAGATTCTGAACAGTTTACATACACTGGAAAATCTGCAACAACTTTTACAGGTGTAACACGAGCCGCCAACAGCACAACGGCTGCAGACCATTCTGCAACAACAGTTGTATCCGAAACATGGACAACTAGAGATAGTAGTAGAACTAGTGCAACTAAGTACTCTTTTGAAAAGTTTAATTTTGATGGTAATGATAAAATAATAGTTGTTGATGGTAACAACGACCCTACAGTATTTAATACGTCTCTTAGTGCTACTGATGTAACTGCAAGTAGCGTTGAAGGTGCAA